TCACCCTGCGCGTTTCTTATCGCGCCTGCCATTCCTGCCCCCGCTCCTGCATTAGCCGCGCCGCCTACTTCGCCGAATAGCCCCGACACGCCGCGTCTAATTGCCGCTATCATCTGCGATATGATAAGCTCGCGCACGAGGGCTTTGTAAATTTCGCCGAGCACGCTTTTTGCCAGATCGCCAAATTTCATAAATCCATCACTGGAGTAATCCAAAAAATTACTCATTGCGTTTTCTATGCCGCTTAGCCCGTTTTCCATTACGCGCCCCCACTCCGAAGCATCGAACATCTGTTTTTGATATAGCTTCTCCTCAAGCGCCATTGCCTCGTCGTAAAATTGCTTTGAAATCTCTTTTTTATCTAGCAGGGCTTTATAGCTTGCCTGCGCGCGCTCGTATTCTATGGTTACTAGCTTCTGATTTTTCTCTACCTCGCTATAAGACAGATCCGCCGCACGCTTTTGTAGATCGAACATTCGGTCTTTTAATTTTAGCTCCTCGTTGATTTGGCGTATCCGCTCTCGCTCGGCTTTTTTCGCGTCTTGCTCGGAAGTGTCTCTCGCTGCCTTTGCTGCGCCCTTTTTACTGCTTTCTTGCGCTCTCGGCACGGCTTTTTGATCTTGTCTACCACGCACAATGTCAAACGCGCTCTGCGCTAGGGCTCTTGCCTCTCTCATACCCGCTTCTTTTCTTGTCGTATCCTCGATGATATCATCAAGAATTCCACCAGCGCTTTTTTTGATATTTTTGATCTCATTCTCTAGTTTTGATCTGAAATTTAAAAGCCCGTCCGCAAGATGAGTTGAAATATCTACACGCTTAAACGAGGTCTCTCCGCCCCATAACTGCGCGATAGTGTTATATGCCGTCTCTGCCATACCTATTACCGCGTTTATACGCTGTACTATTACGTCCACCATTTTATCTACAGCACTTAACACGGCTGCAGGCATTGCAGTAAAAGATTTCACTACGCCCGCACCGAGATATAAAATACCGGTACCCATTAGTTCAAATGAGCGATATACGTCACGCCCAAATTCTATAATGTCGGAGCGATTATTTTTAATAAGATTCGCAAAATATTCAATAGCGCCGCTTAAGCCGCCTGTAGCGTCTGAAACCTTATTAAAATCGTCGGCTAGGAGTGAAATTTCGGTTTTTAAATCCGTAAAAGCGCTGCCGACGGTTACGGGCAGCTGCGAAAAATCTTCGTCGATCGTTTCTTTCATCTTAGAAAACGCATCGGATAGAGCCTCGGCCGTTAGCTTGCCCTCGCTTCCCAGCTTGCGAAGTTCTCCTACGTTTACGCCTAAGCCCTCCGCCATATACCTTAGCAGCGTAGGGCTTGCCTCCGCGATTGAGTTAAATTCGTCGCCTCTTAGTGCGCCGCTACCCATAGCCTGCCCGAATTGCTTTATCGCAGCCGCGCTTTCCTCTGCGCTCGCACCGCCCAGTTTCAAAGCTTTGGTGAAGCTTGATACCATATCATTGATTTCACTTGTGGATTTGCCCAGGTCTTTTAATGCAGGTGCCAATTTGACGTATAAATTTGTAGTATCTTCAATGTCCGAATGCGTTTCGCGAGCCAGAGCGTGCATCGCTTTTTGTTGAAGCAAAAATTCCGACATTGAGCTAGTGGCCATTTTTAAGCGAGAGTTCATATTGCTCATCGCATCGGCAGTTTGGACGAATTCCTTTATTAATGCCGAGCCTGCAAGCGCAGCGACTGCCGTTTTAACGGCTAAAAGGGTGCCGCGAAATTGATCTGCGCTGCTTTTCGCTCTTTTTGCAGCATTATCGAGGTTATTTAAATCGTTTTTCGCCCCGCTTACGCCTGATGTTTTGATGGATATGTTTAAATTTGCTACGTCCATTTTTAGCCTTTCTTGTCTGAATTATAGAAAATTTTAAAGGGGGCGTTGGTTTTGGAAAATTTTGAAAAATATGCTATAATGAAACCACAAAGAGCGAGCGAACGGTCAAAAAATAACGACCCAGCATAGCCTGCCCGGGATTTTTCCTGTGTAGAGGAAGGTGGCTCTACCGCTTGCTCCTTGACTCTTTCATAGTTTTATCCCATTTCTTTTTATTTACGTGAAAAACTACGCCATCGGCTAAATTTATACCGACATCTATCATCTTTTTATCGCTTATGGCTTTGCCTATTATCACGCCGCCTTTTTTAGTCGCTTCTTTTTTGAAATCGTATCCTTTTAGTATCTCGTCTATCGTTTGCGATATATCGGCGCGCTCCTTAAACATATCCTTGTGGTGTGAGTATAGATACGCTTCGCTGCCAAAAATTCTATCGGTCTTTAGACCTAGGCTTTCCTTAAATTCTTTGGTAACCCTGCGGCTAAATGTTTTTATGTCGCTATATTCATTTAAATTTCGGTATTTTTTAAGTTGCGTTAAATTTAGCTCTCGCCCCTGCTGCGTGATAAGATCGCGCATCGTGATCTTGCCTTGCAAAAATAGCTCGGCGCGCCCTTTGCCTAGCGTCTTTTCTACCACCTCGGAGCTTTGAGTTTTAAGCCAATCGTTAAAGTTTATATCCTGCGGCACGTAGCCGTTCATAGATGAGCGCGTCGCGGGCGGCACGTTTTTTAGCTCGTCTGCGCCTTTTATCACGGGGATTATCGTGCTGCGACAGTTGAAGTGCGTATTTATGCGCGGCTGCCTAAACGGATATGAGTGCCCTATCGGCTCGTAATTCGTATCCCACATCAGCCCGTCGTAAGCTCTACAAAGCGCGCTGGTTCTAGTATCTAGGGTCGCTTGATATTTGTAGGCTTTGATGACGTCTACGTTTGCTTCAAAGAATTTTTGCCTTACCGCCGATACTATCGCGCCTGCTGCTGTTACGGCAATGCTGGCGGCATCGCGCTTACTCTTGCCTAGTGCTCTTGCTACTCGCGCGGCTAACAGCTCGTTTGTTTCGCCCAAGCTTACGCCGATCTTTATCTCTCGCTCCAGCCTAGTCTTTTGATCGATATTTAGCCCTCTATTCCAAGCGTTTACGGTCGCGCCCTCAAGAAGCGTGGTATTTATTAGATTATCTACCGCGCTTTGCGGCAGGGCGTGCAAAAACAGCACAAAGCCCGCCAGCTTGTTATATTTGCGTAGATGTTTTAGCTCATCTTGCGCGATAGCCCTAAACTCATCGCCGAAATCGGGAATAGATAGTGCGGCTTTCAAGCCCTCGATCGTCGTAGCCAAATTCCTCGTGATGTTTTTCTTTCTTAAAATTTGAGCTTGCAGGTCGGCGATCATCTCGTCGTAAAATTTAGCCACTTTTCTATTTAGCCCGTTTTTTATCCGCTCGTGCAAAAGAGAGCGCGCTACTTCTAGCTCGGCGATTAGATCGTTAAAGCTCTTCATCGGCAGGACTTAGCGCAGGTTTGGCGCTATCTATTTGCGCTTGATATTCCTCGTAGCTTCGGATATTTTCAGGCATTAGCTCGCCCTTTAAAAGCACGTCATATAGCACCTCGTTAGGAATAAGCGCGCTTTGGATGCCCGCGATAATCTGCGCGATAATTTGTGGGTCGACCATAGTTAAATTATAATCGGTGTTTATATCATAGATTAAATTTTCGCCCGCGATGTTTTCAAAAAATGCGATGTCTTTTAGGAATGAGACTATCCCCTCGCTGATTGTGGTGGCGACATTTGTAAGCACGGCGTTTTCGCCGCTCTTTCTCATTTGCAGGGTTTCGGTAGCCTCAGCGGTCTTTTTCTCGTCTAGCAGTAGGCGCGCGCCTAAAATCGACATCCTTTTTTCTTTGACCGCGATACGATTTTCAAGCGTAGACAGCCCCGCGCCACTAAATTCCAAAAAGCCCACTTTTGCATCGGGATTGTTTATCGCCCACACGACCGTCGAGCCTATTTTGAGCTTACTATCATCCCCTTGATAGCCCGTGACGTATGGCGTAGGTAGCGCCGTAAAATGCGTGCCGTGCTCTAAATCGACCTCGCTTCTAAAATGACTGATGTTGATCCTTGCCAAATCAAGCAAAGGCGGCTTGTCGATGTCCGTCTTTAGATCATTTACGTTAAAAAACGTAAAGGGGATATAAGGCAGCCGTTTCCCGTTCGCGCTTGGATAAATTTCACTCACCGGCACAGCTGTTCCGTTCGTCTCCTCAAAAACGCGCTGCCTATAATAGCCGTCTTTCAAATCAAGTACGCGGTAACGAGTCTTTGCCAGATACACGAATTCGTCCGCCGTAGGTTCCTCGTAGCTTTCCATTAGCACGACCAAAGACGTGACGTTTGATCCGTTTATTTTGGTGGTTTTCCAGTTGATGATGTTTTCAGCCTTATAGAGCGTGGCATAAGCCCTTAAATTTAGCCTCTCTGCTTCAAGCCTAGAATATTCGGACTTCTCGACGCTCGGCAGATCCACGAGCACCCCGCAGCGCCCCACGCTTAGGCACTCGTCGGCGATGTTTTTTGCTAAAGCTTCTAGGCTATCGTCATCTAGGCTGATATTCTCCCCAATGCTCTTTAGCGCTTCGGGCAGCTCCACTTTAGGGGGCTTAGCAAAAAGTAGCCCCACGAGCGCGGTTTTAGTTCTTGCCGTCGCATTATAAAACTCCGCACGGCTAACATACGCCTGATACTCTGCCGCGTCTTGATCGCTAAGCTTCGGCACGTATTTCTCTTTTGCTACCTCTGCGCTTAGCGCGTCGCGCATCGTTTGCCACTTGTCCTTATTTTTAGAATATTGCGGATGAATTGAGTTTACTCCCATTTTACGCCTTTCGTTTTTTAAAATTTTAGCATCAAACGCCCACGACTTTGATTTCATAGCTTCTAGGCGCGATAGGATATTTATACGCAACTAAATAGCCCAAGCTGTCGTTGTAGTCATCGTTTGCCGGGTGAGCGTCGCTTTTTTCGGGTAGCCCCGTTTTGCTATCCCACGCCTGCTGTTCTAGCGCCTTTGTTAGGCTCGGACACTTAGCGACATTTACGAATAGACGCCGCTTGTCAAATAGATTATTCACGCAATTTACGCGGTCTTTGATACTCGGGTTTGAGTGATTGACGAATACTAAATGCCCCATGCCTCTTAAAATTTGCACGTCGGTTTCGCTCGCGCTGGTTTTTCTATTTTGTCCACTAGCATCGGGGTAGATGATGATTTTATGCCCTTTGTAGCGTTCGCGCAGGCTTTGCGCCATAGCGTAAGTGTCGTAGCTGATTAGTTCCTCTACGGCGTGCGTGGTTATCGCGCCGTCCTCATCCGCTCGCTCTACGCAGACTATATTTATACAGCCGCCCACGTTGAAATCCGCGCCGATATGTAGCGTTTCGCCCTCTTTGATAGTCTCCGTGCTTGCATGGGTGCTGCGGCTAAAATAGCTATACACGCTACCGCTGGCTAAATTTACGAATTCACCCTCTAAATACGCTTTTAATAAATTTTCGGGGTATTGCTCTTTTAGCGTGTCGATGAAATCGGGCGGCAGATATTTATTATCGGTGGTTTTGGCGCGAATTAGGCGCTTCGCCTCGCCGCCTTTTTCTACGAAAATTTGATACGTGGCGCGGAAACCCTCAGGCGTCGTGGTGATGATGAATTGCCTAGTATTGCCCGCTCTTAAGCGCCCTAGTAGTTTCTCATAAGCTTTTAGCGCAATCTCCGTCTTTGAAGTGTCAAACTCGTCGCATATTATCCACGCGGCGTTTATACCTACAAGGCGTTCCCAGTTTTCCATACTGCGGCATAAAATAGGCGTTTTGGCGCCGTTAATGTCAAGCGTAAATATCGCATCCGTGCGATTAAATTTATATGGCACGCCCCATTCGACTAGCGCATTTTCAAGATCGCCGAATAGTATATCTCGCAGAAGCGGATATGTGGGCTCGGTTATTACGCCCATACAACCGGGGTTTAGAAAAGCTAGTTGCAGCGCCTTTCTAACCGCGGCGTAGGTTTTACCCGCGCCGTAGCCGCTGACTAAGCCGATTATTTTTGTGCTTGTGTCGGCTAATAGCTCGTATTGGTGCGGTAGCAGCTTGACCTCTAATTTACTCATCTTTTTGTATCACGATCTGTTGAATTTGAGATTCTTGGCTTACATTTGAATTATTTATCGTAGTATTTGAAAAACGAGGATTAACGCCGAGCGTTAGGCTGGCTTTATCTATCGCGTCCTGCAAGGCTTTATAATCGTTCGCGTTTAGCTCCACCGGCTCGAAGTTTTGCACTCCGTCGCCAACGCCTACCTTTTCGTATTTGGTGTTTTTATCTAGCATTTCCGTAATTTTTGCTAGGTTTTTTTGAGTAGCGTTTTCGATCAGCCGCTTATTATAAAATTCGTTTCTTGCAGCGTTCGCGATCGCGTTCGTTTGTTCGGGCGGCAATGTTTCTCTTGCCGACAGCAACGCTACTTGGGCGTTTACTAAGTGTTCGTTTTTGGCGTCCAATCCCTTTGTGATTTTATTTATCGTGCTGGTGGATAAATTGTATTTTTTAGCCAGCTCTCTTTGTGAAAATTTACCCGTTAAGTGGTCTGCTATTATTAATTTTTTTACCGGATCTGATAGCTTCGCCACTTGCTCCCCTTAAAATTTAAATGTTAATTGCACGTATTTTTTGACCTTACGCGGGCGCTTAGTTTTACTTTTCGCTTTTTCTCGCTTTGCTTTGCCCGTCTTATCATATGATCTCTCAAATACGCTATACGCTTCAATATTTGCGAAGTCGTCTCGGTTAAAGATAACGTCCGTTTTGGGGATTGTAGCGAATACAGCTTCCTTATATGGTTTCGCCGGGTCGGCTTTCAGCTCCGCTATCACGCCCTCTAATATGTCAAGATATTCGGGTTTATATCTCCCGTGCAATAGCTCCTTATTTGCCCGCCTCCTATCTACGCCTAGTCTAAGCTCAATCACGCGTGCCATAAAACGAAAATCGTCAGTAAAAAATGCCGAAATTTTATAAAACCGGTCGATGTCGTATTGCATCAACTCTCCTTGAATTCCCCGTCTATCTCGCCGTTTGCGATCAGCCTTTTCAGCATCTTGGCTTTGATCTTGTATTCGGGCGTGCGGTAGCCTTTGACGTCCTCGATGATGAGCCCGTCCGCTTCGTAGACGAAATCCGCCACATACTCTATCGCGCGTATTTTGCGCCCCTCATACGAAAACCCCTCCTGCAGGGTGAATTTCACCTGCCGCCTAAGGTTTCTGATCTTGCCCGCTCTTTGTAGCAACTCTAGCTCCGCCGCCCGTTTTGCTTCTTTGGCGCTATCGTATACCGTGCCCCCGTAGGCGGTCTTTTTAGCCTTGTATTTGGAAACTCGCCCAATTCTCATCGGCGATCCTCTCATATTTTTCTATGCTTTCGTGTTTGTGCGCGTGACACCACTGATGGCAAGCTCTACATACTGCGATCAGTTTGCGATCGTCTTTGTCTGCTCCGTAACGTCCGAATTTCACGTGATGAGCCTCGACGCTCGGAGCTTTGGCGCAAATTTGACACACCCCGTGTTCGTAGGCTAGAAAGTTTTTGAATTTTTCAAACTCCGCTTTGGATAGTCTCATACTGACCTCGCCTTTATCTTTTCGCTGAGCCAAGAGATCACCTTTGCGGCGGCCTCCGATTCCGATGCCGTTTTTTTGTTTTCTATTTGCGGGGCTTGCCGCCTCCGATCTGCCGCGATGCGCTGAAAATTCTTGATATTGTGTGCCAAAAGCTCGCCTCTATACTCGCCGATAGCGTATTGTTCTTTTAAAAGCGCCGTCAAAAATGCTACTTCGTCCGCCGCCGAAATCGCCTTTTTGGTGGTATCGCTGATAAACTCGCCGTATTCGTTCATCGATATGCTCGTGCGGGTAAATGGATACACGCCGCACGCTATGAGCTTGCGCTTGAAGTATTGCTCCAAGAAGCTTTTTAGCGTCGCAATATCCGAAAACGCGCATCCTCGCTTCAACAAACGCATCGTAGTTTCTCGCTGGTATTCGTTTGCGGCATTGATGATCGTTTGGATGGCGTTGTCATACCTCGTCTTGAGGCTGAAAGCGAAATTTGCAAACTCCCCGAGGTCTTTATCTGCGATGTTTTTAAGCGCGCCCTCGGCAAGAAATTTCACCTGCATCGGCGTAGCTCTGCCTTGAAACAAAATTTCGTTTATGAATTTTTCTTTGTAGCTCATCTGTGATCCTTCATCTCGATTTGTGCTGGGCTACTCCGCAGCCTCTCGTCCTCTATGGCGATTTGCGTAGCTTTATCGTAGATCACGCTCATATCGCGGCTTAGGAAGTTGTTTTTTAGGATTGGATTATCGCTTGCAAACATCGGCACGTCGGCATATTCGTCCTCTTTGTCGTTGCTTCTGCCCGTCTTTAGCGGATAGACGTCTTGCCAGCAATTGACGATGCTTTGCTCCAGTATCTCGTTTGCCTTGTCCTCCCCAAGCTTTTGAAGTTTTGAAACGATGAGCTTTTTAGCTCGCTCGCTCATAGGCCTTTTGACTTGCTTTCGCATCGCTTCAAAGTCTTTCCAAATTTCGGGATTTATGAACGGGGGAATTTCAAAAACTTCCTGCTTTTTCGCCTCGCGCGCGTTAGCGAGCGATAGCGAGCTATCCGTTTGAAATTCTTTTGAATTTTTGTCTGTATATGTGTTTGATATTTTTATAGAGTGGCAATTTTCTCCACTCCATTGGCAATTTTCTCCAATGGAGTGGCTACTTTCTCCAATGGATTGGAGATTATCCCCGCTCGAAGCCGCAATTTCTGCCGAGCTGCGATGTTCGTCTAGCAGCCACGCATATTCATCCTTAAAGCTATACCACTTCGTGCGGTCGAATTTATTTTTATTAAAATTTCCGCTGATTAAAATGC